GCATGATGACGCGAGTCACGTCGTCACCGGTCACGTCGCGGAGGTTCAAGATGCTCGCGTTCACGTGGTCGGTCAACAAGTCAGTACCGAAGTACAACTGGTTGGGGTTGCAAAAGATGATGGTGTCGTTTGCCATACCTGCGGGGCATACGATTGGGAACCCGAGGTAGGTCAATGGACGAGCGTCGCCCAAGAAAGTTGGCGAGAACGCCGCCGCAGAACCTTCAGCGGGCACGACGCGGTCCACCAAACCGGACATGGCGCGTTGCAACAAGAACAACGACTTCTTGCTCATGTAGATGACGGCGTTGCTGTCACCCTGCACTTCGCTTGGCGCGTTGTCAACGATGTCGTCCAACTTGCTCAAGATGCCAGTCACGGCCGCGTTGTCAGCGGTGAAAGCGCCGGCGGCGGTTTTTTCGTAACCGGGTGTCGCGTCCACCAGTTGGTGGCACAACCCGTCAAAGGCAGTACCCAAGCGTCCGGCGCCTGTGTTGCCTCCGTCGGTAGGGTCGTAGTTACCACCCCACAAGTTGATTTCGATGTTTTCAGCAACCTTGGCGGCCACGTATTGGGCGACGTAGGTTGTGAAGTCGGCGGGGGCGGCGGAGTTTTGGCCGCTCATCAAAGCACCCTCCCAAGTAGCGCGGAGGTCTTCGTTGCACACTTGCTCGTTGACCTTCAAAGGCGACGCTTCAAGCACGGCCTCACCCAAGGTCAACGGGCCGGCGGCAGTAGTGAAACCACAGTCGTCGTTCGCCTGAATGGCGGCGCCGGAGAACTTCCGGAGGACGGCTTTGCTGTGAACATTTTGCAACACGCTCACGTAGTTGTTCGCGATGGTGTCTGCTGACAGGATAGCCGCCGCCACGTATGGACGGGCCGCCTCACCTGCGTAAGTGCCGGCTTCAATGTCGGCGTTGGCAAATTTGTAAAGGCTCATTTCTGAGAGAATTTAGAGTGGAGGGCGGCGACGCGCTCCGTAAGTGAAAGTTTTGACAAATCAATGTGCTCAGGTTGCGCCGTTGGGGTGGCGTGCTTGAGCATGGGAACGGCTTCGTCTTTCATGTCTGAAAGCATGGCCTTGACGGCGGCCAGTTCCTCAACAACGGGGTCGGCCTCGGGGGCTTCCTCCGCTTTGGGTTCTTCTTTGGGTGCCTCTGGGTTGACGTCGGACATTTCGTCTTTGTCTTCCTCTTTGAGGGCTTCAAACGCGGACTTAATCATTGCCTCCACCTCGGCGCGGGTGACGTAGGAAGGCTTTTCTTCGTCTTCGTCTTCCATTTCGATTTCGACCTCAATTTCGAGTTCCTCCTCGGTAGCTTCCTCGGTGGCTTCTTGCTCCTCGGCGCTTTGCTCAACGCGGTCCTCACCGGCCTCCTCTGCCACGGGCTCCTCGGCTGGTTCCTCGGCGGCTTTGATTTCCTCGATGGCACCACCTTCGCCCACAACCATCAAACGGCCGTCGGCCAATTCGTAGTCGCCAGCGGGAACCGAGATGCGTTCGCCCTCGTCGTTGATGATGTAAGCCTCAGCGCCAACGACAAACTCGTCGTCGGTGTAAACTACGGTCCCGTTTTCGAGGGTCACCTCGGCGAGTTCGGTGCTTTTCTCCTCGCTGACGGTCAAGTTGACGTCGAATTTGTTGAGGATGTCCTGCACGCGTTGTTGGATGTTCATGGTGTGCGTTTTGTATTAGACGGATAAGTGGGGGCGATGCTTACGCGTTCCCTGATTTTTTTTCGTTGTGTGCCATGATTTGCACGGCTACCTTCTCTAGCTCGGACAGCGTTTGGAACTCCCGCACCTTGGCGTCGGCCCATCGCTTGCCCGCCTTACCACCCCACAAGAGGTAGGAGATGTACCCGCACTCGCTCGGGTCGCCGTTGTCGTAGTAGACTTCCGCACGGGCCAAATAGGAGGCCATACGTTGCACCGTTTCGCGGCTCAAGGGTTGGCGCTTGGCGAGCTGTTGAGCGCGCACCTTGCCCGTCTGCGTGGCGCATTTGTTTCCTTCTTTCTCGTTGAGCTCGATGCCGCGCTTGGCGTTGTTCACCACCGCGTCGGGATAGTCCGAATACGTCTCCAGCTCCAACACGTTCAACACCGCGTCGACCACGTCGTAGCCCATCGCCGTCTCCTCCTCTTGCTTTTGCATCTTGTCGGCGAAGTAGCCCTCAATCGAGAACCCTTTGACCTTGCCCTCTTTGACCCAGTCTTGCCAAATGGCCTCGTTCTCAACTTTGACGGCCACCATCCACGTACCTACGGGCACGTCGAGGTCGTACATGGCCGACTTGTCCTTGGCCTTGTTCTCCACGAGCCACGACTCGACCACAGTGAGCCCGTTGATGGCGTGTTCGTGCTCCAAGGTGTGGGCCGTTTGGCGTCCCTGTTGAAGGTATAGCTCGGCCGCACGGCGAACGGTGTCCTTTGAGAAGTACACGTAAAACTCGCCCTCGGCGTTCTTTCGGTAGATGGGTTTATCCGGGACGAGAGCCGGCCCCATGAGGATGCGCTTATCGTTGTCCACCTCGGCAAATGTGACCTTTTGGTCTTTCAATGCCACGAAGTCCAACTCGATGGCTGGACGGTCCACGAGCGAGATGGCTTCGATGCCAAACACCTCCGCTTCCTCGTCAATTATTAGTTCCACAATTTTCATCCTCCGAGTGTTGCTTGGTCTTGGACCTGTTGGTTTGCTTGTTGTGCGTTGCTCACGTTTTGCGCGATGACATACGCTTGAATTGGTGCGCCTTGGGCACCTTCACCCAAGAACCCGAGGTCGAGGGCTGGCGCTCCGGGTGCGTTGACGGCTCCCGCCGCAAAGCCTCCCGCCGGTCCCCTGTCTTCCGTGGCCGGTGGTGGTGGGTTGCTTCCTTGAAATTGCGTCTTTCGGATGTTTTGGATTTGAGCAAGGCCGGCCGCCCCTGCGGTTGCCGCCGCGATGAAGCGCGAACCCGGGAACGTGGCGTCTTTTGCCAATGCGTCCGTGATGGCTTGGCTCGTGTTGAGGACAGCCGACGAAAGGGAAAGGGCCTTGTTGCGTTTGAAGGCACGGCGGGCACCCTCCTCGTCGTTTTTAGCGAAGGCGTTGCTCAAGTCGTTGAGCGCGGACAACGCGGCGAAGGTCATGGCCCGCTTTTGTTCTACCAACGCCCGTTCGTCGGCAAGTTCTTTTGCTATTCGTGCTTTGTCCTTGGCCGCCGCTTCGTCCTTGGCTTTCTGCTCGTCGGCCAACCGCTTCTCCTCAATCTTTAGTTTCTCCTCGGCCGCCTTGCGCTCGTCTTCGATTTCTTTCTCGCGTGCCTTTTGCTCGTCCTCGATGCGCTTGGCTTCCGCCGCCGCTATCCTGTCCTCTTCGGCTTGACGTTGCAAGAGAAGGGACTGGCGTTCACCTTCGAGACGCTTTTGTGTGCGCAGGGATGCGGTTTCGAGGTCGATGACAGCCGCCCGTGCATCGGCTTGGCGTTGCAAGTCCTCCTCAAGGCTCTCGCTCTGTTCAACCTGCGCGGTGATAATGGCCTCCCGTTCTTTGGCGAGCCTTAGTTGCTCGTCGACCGTCTTTTGTTCGAGTGCAATGGCCGTGTCGAGGGCTTTGATTCGGTCGGCGTAGCTTTTCGTCTCGTCCTCAACGGCCAATCGTGTCTCGGCGATGGCTTTGTTGGTTTCGGCTCGGACCAAGTTAAACTCGCGCTCCTCGTCTTTGAGGGCATTCATTCGCTTTTGCAATTCGCCCGCCGCCTTGGTCTCCGCTACAATCTCCTCGGTAATGCCGGAGAACGAATTTTTCACGTCGTCAAGCGCACCGGAAAAGTCACCCCGAAAGAACTTGACCAAGGCACCGCCTAAAGACGAAATGCGGTCCTTGATGACAGCAAACGCCGCGCCCAACGCTTCAGTGGCGACCTTCAGTTGCTCGGCCCCTCGCTTGGTGCTTGTGAAGTAGCTGACGAGGGCACCCATCGCCACTACAATCAAACCAATACCCGTGGCGGCAAGGGCTACCTTGAAGGTTTTGAGACCTGAAACGGCTGTTTTTAGTCCTCCGCCAAACTTGCGAAAACCACTAATCGCTCCGCCCGTCATTTTGTCGAGCTGATTGGTCAACCCCGAAGTGGCCGACGTAACCTCGTCAACGGATTGTTCCGTCTGTTCGAGCCCCTTGTTGATGCCTTGCGTATCGGCGTCAAATTCGAGGATGATTTGTTGCTTTGTTACAGCCATTTGACCACGTTAGAGATAAACCAACCAAAGGCCCCGAGATAAGCAACGGTCAACACGACGTCCAAAGGCTTCACCCACCACAGGGAGGGCTTGCGTGTCTTGGTTGCCACGAGCAGGTCGATGGCTTCAATGATATGACGCGGGTTTTGCATTTGCTTACGTTGGGTTGATTTCGGAATTGGGCGGCTTGCAGAGGTTGACAGGTGTCACCCCGTTGATGACGGTGGTGTTCTTGACCCAGTTGTAGCCGTAAGCCTCACAACACGCTTGCGACCCGTAGTCGGGCGACCCTGACGATGAGCCGTTGAACAACACATAGTTGACCTTTGCGATGTGACTGGTGGGCACGTCTTCGCAAAACGCGATATCCGACAAGACCTTGAGGCATTCGACCTTGACCAAGCCCTCCACGTTCGCGTCGTAGGCCATGCGAAGCACACGCCACCGAGCCCCACGCATCCAAATTTTGTCGCTGAACTCAAAGTCGGCCAACTCAACGCGGTCGAGCTTGACGTGGAGCGTCATGATGCGGGCCTCCTCGCTGTACAACTCGGTCACGTACTGCGACCAATATTTGACGAACAGCGTGTTGATGGGCGGCGTCGCCATCGGCACAAAGGGACGCTCGACACCGTACTGCAACTGATTGTCAGCGAGCGCGGGTTGGTCAGTAGCAAACGGCGAAAAGTACGGGAACAAAGTCGCCGCGCTTCCTGTGGTGCCGTCGTCGGCTTTCACGTAATATGCGCCGAAGTTGTCCGTCAGGCCGCCGTAATAAGCCAACATGGGCTTCGGGTTCTCGATGCGTTGGCCGCTTGCGTTGATGCTCCGGTAGATTTGGAACGGGGTGCCCGGGATGAGGCTCACGATGTAAGGCGCAAAGGGTGCCTCGATGACCTTGTCGCCCGTGGCAAAGTCGTTGTCGGGTTCGAGGACTTGGTAGCGTCCGTACACGCGCCCACGTTGCTCTTGGACGGCCGTCGCCACGAAGTCCTGCCCCGGTGTTTGCGTCCACTCGTATCGCTTGGCCTGAACGTCCGAGGTAGGCTTGAGGGTGATGTCGTGGTCGTAGTCGATGAGGTCGTTCCACGCCTTGTCGGTTCCCCCTGTCATGTAGTCGATGTACGGCTCGATGAGGAGGTGGTTCTCTCGGTTCTTGTCCGGCACAAATACGAGGTTGAACATTTTCTGAAGCCCCAACACGAAGTCAATTTGCTTCATCTCGGGCAAGTTCTCCGCGATGGTCACGTCCTGACCACTCAACTCGACCACGTTGAAGATTTCGAGGTTCGTGTTGTAGTAGCTCGTGACGTCGCTGGTGCTTGTGCTTGGGATGTCCCCAAAAATTTTCACGTTGGAGCTGTGGAGCTTGTAACGGATGGACAAGGTGTCGCCCGTTTGCAAGAGCAAAGCCGGACCGCCATTTGGAAAGCCCGTTCCGTCCCCGTCGTAAACCCACTCAACCGAACCGCTGGCGGCTTGGCTGTTGATGTCAATGATTTTTTGGTATTCAGCCCCGTTCTTGTAAACCCACACCTCCAACTTGTGTGTACCTGTGATGGTGTGAGGTACCTGAATGCGCATTGAATAGAGGCCCGTGAACGGTGCCGTATAACGAAAGTTGGCCGCGTTCTCCCAATTTTCCGAAGCGTCCCGGGCGTTGTCGATGGTGTCGAGCAACGGCAAGACGGCAGTCGATGTCGGGCCCGTAATGTCCGCACCTAAACCGACGTGGATTGTGTTGTCCTCGTCGCCTTCGCTCTCGGGTGATATCGCCCCGTTGTAGCATGGCAAATAGACGCGGTCGAAGTTGCCCTCGCCGGTCGTGTCAAAGAACGCGCTGTCGTAGGTGTACCCAGCCCCGGCCATGATGGCGTTGAACAAAACCTTGGCTTGAATAAACGGGGTGAACTTGCCCTGCTCTAAGCCGTCGGTCGATGACCACGGGGGGTTGGTGTCGCTCCAGTTGAAGCCCTTGTCGATGAGGCCGTAACGTATCTCCGGGGCAATGCCTGACGAGCCGAAACTGGCTTGAATGTTTTGCGCGTTGAGGATGTGGTCGTGGGCGCTCAAATTGAGGTCGGACAAGAGCGAGTCACCCACGGCGGCCTTGAGGTCCACCGCACCCGCAAAAAACACGAGCTCGATGTCGGCGTACTCTTTCTTTTGGAGGTAGACGGCCTTCACTTGCACAAACCCGCGAAGGATGGACACCGAACCCGAAAATATCTCGGCCGCTTTCTTGGTCTTGAGGTTTACGCCGCCCGGGTCGCTCATGTCGACCGGCCCAAAGACGTCCATGTTCTTGGCCGTGCCCGGCACCCTGAAGGTCTGCGAGAACGAACCGACCGGGCTGTTGATGCCCTCAAGGTCGGAGAATTGGACCGTGAGGTTGACCGCCTCGTCTTGGTAGAGGTCGAGGTCAACGTCGGAAACGTTAAGCCTCAGCATCGGACCGGGTTTGCGTCTTCAATCGCAAGGGATACCCGGTACATTTTAGACCCCGCCGGTTCAATGACGAGGGAGTTGGTGTCGACCACGCACGGCGCCCAAGCGTCGGTGCCGTATCGGTAATACACAAGGCGCGACCTCATGCAGTATTCCAAGAGCGCACGCTCGTCGGCTGTGAATTGCTCATGGGTCAAGGTGAACCGAATCTTGCCCTCGTTGTGGAAGGTCGTCGTACCTCGGTCCCACGCATTCCACGAGGTCGTGGCGCCCTGCCAGTCGAGCGGGTCTTTGCGGTATCGCTTTTCGCTCTTTTGGATGGTCTTGGGTGCGCGTGCATCAAAACGAAGCATATCCCACCCGCCGACGCTGTTTGCCCATGCAAGCTGAACAGGCTCGTGCTTGATAGGTCGGCAATCTTTGTGAATGCGTAGCGTGGCCCCAAGTTGCACCCCCGTTTGTTGTGGGATGAGGTCGCAATATGACCAAGTGTCGTCCCAGTCGCTACCAAAATAGGCCGCAAGGTTGACCGGCCCCATTGGCACGTTTCTCACGTTGTGAGGCAAGTAAATGGACAAGTTGATTGACAAGTTCTTGCTTGCCAACAACGCCCCGGCCGCATTTCGTAATTCGTACCTGACGCGGTTGAGCAAACACGTCACCCCCATGAGGCTGTGTTGCATGATTTGAGCACGGCCTTCGTCCTCGTCGGCCATACGGCGCTCGATGAGTTGCGAGTTGTTTGGCAGGTTGGTGAGCCACGCCTTTGCCGTGTTGCTTGAGTGGTCGCAGTAAAATTCTGAGAAGCTGGGGTGTTTGCCGTCTTTGATTTGCCACGCCCCGTTGAGGAGATACTTGACGAGCGTCTCTCCAACTGCGCTCTCGACACCGTTGTCCAAGCGCCTCGCCTTGAGCGTGTACTTGGCAACCGACGG